AGAGTGTTTCTAATTATTGACGAAGCAACAGACGTAACCAATTCAGTATTTGAAGCTATCTCTAATCTCAATGCCAATCCTCAGTTCCAGTGCGTAGCTCTGGGTAACTTCAACTCTCAATATGACCCTTTTGGGGTATTTTCCACACCTAAAGACGGATGGAATTCCGTCACAGTCGACGCAGAGGAATGGGAAACAAAGACAGGAAAATGTATTCACCTTGACGGATTAAAGACACCGAATATTGAGCACGATGACAAATGGCCTTTTTTGTTGACCTCCAAACAAGTTAAGTACGCGATTGATAACGAAGGCGAGAACTCTCTTTCTTTCTGGAGATTCATACGCAGTTTCCCCGCGCCCGTCGGGGCAGAGGAAGGCATATATTCAGAAGCAGACTTCAGGAAGTATGATGTCACTAAAGAGCCAAGATGGTCTAACCCCCCGCTTTACCTAGCTGGATTCGATCCTGCCTTTACAAACGGAGGAGATAGATCTGTTTTGGCTATTTTGAAATACGGTCAGAGCGAGGAATCAGGCCCGGCGGTTGCCCTCCATAAATTTCACAATCTACGAGAAGACGTAACCAAACCAGAACCACGTAACTTCCAGATTGCAAAAGAAGTAATGCGGATATGTCAAGAAGCAGGAGTTCCGCCCGAAAGACTGGCGATTGACGCCACTGGCGCGGGGGATCCCTTTTGCGACATTTTATCCGAAATCTGGTCAAATCGGATCCTGCGAATTAAGTTCGGTGAAAAAGCCTCGACACTTCCCGTCAGCGTAACTAACCCCATTCGTGGTTTAGATAAGTATACTAATCGAGTTACAGAACTTTGGTTTTCTGGAGTTGAGTACATGAGATCGGGGCAGTTAAGGGGTATTGTGCCAGATCTGGCGAAAGAGATGACCGGCAGAAAATACAATACTACCGCCGGCGGGAAAGTGACTGTTGAGCCTAAAAGAGACTACAAATTGCGCCTTGGCAAGTCCCCCGATTTGGCCGACGCATTCTTTCTTGGCCTTGATCTAGCTAGGCAGAAGCTGGGCATAACGGCCGGGTCTCTTGTTGGAGGTAAACTTCGATCGTCTTGGCAGGCACAGGCTAAGAAGCTAGACGCGGCCGTGTCCGAATCTTCCTTTCTCAATTCCTAAAAAGGATGATTGACAGGAATATTGGCTTCCCCCATACTAGTCGGACTTGTGGAACCCAAATACAATACGAATTCCGTTCCTGACGACGACCTTTTAACGATATCGGAAAGCGGGAAAGCACCAAAAACTAGAATTACCGACCAGAGCGGGCTCTATTCTATATATCAACAGTTATATTTAGCGGACGAACAGGGAGCCCGTGACCGCGCCCGGATTATGGATATGTTCGACGGAGCCGCGCCTTACGATCCTATTGTCTTGCGTAGACTCGGTCAAAGCTATAGAGCCAATTTGAACTTTGGCGAAGCCGGATCAGATCTTGAAAAAGCCCTAACATCATACAATGATTTGGTCACTTCTGTTGACCGACTTGTTAATATTAAAACCCGATTTGGCGATGAAAGCCAGCGTGAAGAGTACGCGGCCATAATCGCAGAAGAGTTTACACGTCTTATAACAAAGGATTGGCCTAGCTTTTATTTTAAACAGCAGTTGCTTTCTTATTACTTTGTATCCCAAGGTCTTGGTATTGCTTACTTTGAAGATGAGCGCAATTGGCAGTGGACCGTTTGTCCAATTGGAGATTTCTTTATTCCTCGCGGGACTCCCGCCACGGAAGATAAAGTAGAGTTTGCTGCTATTCGAAGGATCTATTTGGTCCACGAACTTTTCCAATATATCGAGAACCCGAAGATTGCAGAACAAGCTGGTTGGAATGTAGACGCAGTAAGAAAGGCGATCCGCAATGCTACCACAACCTTCCCCACAGACGGTCTTAACTGGGAAGAACTGCAAAGACAGTTAAAGTCAAACGATCTTTATTTTGCCCACGTTCGGGCAAAAGAAGTTCACGTCGTTCATTACTACGTAAGGGAGTTTGATGGGACTTACTCACACGCTATTGGGTTGCGCGACGGTTCTGGTGATTTTCTATTTAAAAAACTCAATAGATTTAAATCTGCTTCAGAAGCTTTCCATATCTTTACCTACGGAGTTGGTAATGGTCTTTACCATTCAATCCGCGGTCTAGGTTATAAGATTTTCCCGCACATTCAGATGACTAATCGTTTGCGTTGCGCCATGGCAGACGGAGCCATGTTACAGACCTCAGTCCTCCTGCAACCACAGAGTGCCGAAGATGTATCCAAGATGACAATGGCATACTCCGGACCTCTCTCATTCTTGCCCCCAGGATTAAATGTTGTACAGACGCAATATCCGAATTTGGCTGCAAATGTCCAGCCTATCGTAAATGAAATGGCGATGGTTCGCCAAAGCAATACTGGTTCTTACCGCACTCAGATGAACGCCCCTACCGGCAACCCTCGCACGGCGACCGAAGTAGAAGCCCAGCTCGCCAACGAAGCAATCCTTACCACGAACTCCATGAATTTGTTTTATGTCCCGTGGGGGCGTTTGCTTAGAGAGCAGTTCAGAAGACTCCAGCGCGACACATGGGTCCCCGGAGAAGAAGGATCTGCTGAAGCTAAAAGATTCCGAGGCAGGCTTGAGGAACGCGGAGTTCCATGGGAGGCGGTCAAGGCTGTTTATGATGTGGACCCCGTAAAAGCCGTTGGGTTAGGTTCTCCCGCAGCCCGCTTGGCCGCCTTTAACGAGTTCATGCAGATGCTCCCCAGATTTGACGAACTCGGTCAGGTCAATGCAATTCGCGATCGCGTGGCCGCCCGAGTTGGCTACGACCAGGTCGACCGCTATCTACCCAATCCGAATGTTAAGAACCGTATACCGGCTGACGCCAAGATTGCGGAACTTGAAAATGGTTCGATGCAAGCCGGCAGAAAAGTAACGGTAATGCCAAACGAAAACCACGCGATTCATTTAACCGTCCATTTAAAAGAAACTCAACCCATCGTCCAGGCCGTGCAGAATAATCAGATTCAAGACAAACAAGCGACCATGATGTTCCTGACTATGGTGTATGAACACTCGAATGAACACCTCGTTAGAATCGTTGATGACAAAACAAAGCAACAGGAAATCGGCCAGGCTAAACTCGCCATGAACCTTTTGCGTGAAGCTGTCGTGAATTTACAGAGGGATGTCGAGGAAGATATCCGAGCCGCTAATGAGCAACAACAGCAAGCCGCTTTAGAACAAGGTCAAGTGCAGGGCATCTCGCCTCAGATGCAAATGAAAATGCAGGAGCACCAACTAGACATGCAGCTTAAACAGGAAAGAGCTCAGCTTGATGCACGTTTCAAAGAAGCAGAATTAAAACAAAAATTAGCTTTACAAGATGCGCAAGCCGCAGCTAATCTTCGTGCTGCGATGAGTACACCCAACGCACCAAAAGCATGACGTTAACCGACTGGAATAAACGAGTCGATCTTAAAAACGCTTGGAAAGCTTTCCGCAAATCCGAGGCCGGCGAATCTCTGATTCAAATTTTATTACACTTGGGCACCCCATCGGCAACCCTTCCTCCCCCGAACGTTGATTTTATTGATTGGAACGCGACTCTGAACGCTCGAAGAGAAGGATACTTCGAAGCAATTCGCGTTCTTTCGACCTTGTCAGAAGAACCGGGGGAACCAACAACTCTTCCGGAACCTTGGGAAACCAAAACAGAAGAAACAAACCAATAAAGGAAAATAAACTATGAGTGAAACAGCAACCGCAGAACCCACACCTACAGCAGCAACTTCGGATAATATTAGTTTCGCCGATGCATTTGATGCCGGATTTGAAGCCCTAAATCAAGCTCCCGCGGCTGAAGCTCCCGTCGCAACCGCTGTAACAGCCCCGGCCGAAACCGCAAAATCTGTTGAGGTAGCCAAGACCGACGCTTCCACCACAACTAACCCTCTGGATATTTTGACCAAACGGATGACTGGGCAGGAAGAAGTCACAAAGACTGAAGCTGTTTCTGATGACTCTGATGTTAAAGCCCCAGACAATCTTAAACCCGAAGCTCAAACAGCTTGGGCTCGGCTAACCAAAGACTTACGCGATGCCCGCACAAAACTGAAAGAACTTGAGGGCAAAGTTTCTGATGCCCCAACCAATTCGGTGGAGCAGATTGACTTGCAAAATCAGCTAGACGCCCTCAAGCAGGAGCGGGATGAGTACGAAAATGAGTTGAAATTCTCTAGGTTGGAGTCCACCAGGGAATATAAACAGGCCGTTACTGAGCCCCTGAACAGTATTCAAAAAGAGGTTTCCGATATCAGCAGCCTTTACGAGGGAGTTGACCCCAGGAATATCTATGCCGCAATGGTTGAGCCAGATCCGGCGAAACGTCGCGCGTTGCTAAAAGAAGCTACAAGCGCATTCGATCCAGTAGATTCTTTAGCTATTCGAAGCAAGGCAGAAGAACTTCAAAGGGTCTTTGATAGGCGAGAAATTCTGACCAAAGATGTTAATACTGTATTGCAGATGATCCAGGCAGAAGAGCAGAAAGAGGCGACGGCTTTCCAGCAAAGAATGGAGTCAGAAGTTAAAACTGCTTATGATTCCGAGTGGCAAAACCTTCAAAAGGAGAATGCTCTATTGCGTCCTATTGAGGGAAATGAAGCTTGGAATAACACCTTAAACAACATCCAACAGCAGGCTATGCAGATTGAGAATACTGAGCTTGACCCCCGGTCTAAAGCTAAGTTGACCTTCAATGCTGCGGCTATGCCTGTGGTTATGAACGTATTCCAGGATTATGTGGCTAAGACCCAGACTCGCATTTCTGAGTTGGAGAAGCTCACTAAAGAGCTTCGATCTACGATTCCTTCATCCGGTGGGGCGAAAGGTGGCGGGGTGGAAATTCCGTCTGACGTCAGCTTTGTCGAAGCCCTTGAACGAGGAATGAAATAAATTTGTTAAAGCTATTGACACGTTCCATCCGGTTGATACTTTTAACTAGTTCAGTGCAGGTATAAAGATTGAGATCCTTACTGAACAAGACCTCTAAAGATTGAGATGGTCTAGCAGAATTCGGGCATTAAAAGCTCTGGGATGCCGCCAGGGAAAAGTTTTGAGAACATAGTAAGACTGGATAGCCCCGATAGGGACTAGCAGGATTATTATAA